GTCCGTCACTGAGTTGGTTGTAGCGGCGAACAAAAAGAAAAGCATCATTCAAACCCACCCTAGAAAGAAGAGTCAAGCCCTCATGGAAGCTCTTGCCTACGTCGTCAATCAATGGCTTGTCGGGGTCAATGTTGATGGTGTCAAGGTTTATTGTTTCTGGCTTCAAATTCTTCTCTAACGCCCTTAACAGGACACTTTTGCCGCTTCCGCTGTCTCCCGTAATGTAAACGATGTCGTTTGGCTGGATTTTGAGCTCCACATTATCGTAAATAACATGTTCTTGGAAGTTGTCTACTCCGATGCCGAAGGCTTCAGCGACCTTGATTGTGCGGTCTGTGACATCTGTCTTTGTTTTGTAGGCGATGTTGATTCTGAAGCTGCCAGTCGTGTGGTCAACCTTTTTTGTCAGCCTCGTGATTTTGAAAAGTTCCCGCATCCTGTTACCACGCCCTCTTCAGCATTGACGGAGTCTCCGCCTTTCGGGTTGACATGCAAGCAAGGGCTAGTGCCCAGAGTCTGTCGTCGTGGGTGCCTTCAGGGTGACTGAACCGCGTGTGCCCATCCTTCGTCAACTCGTACTTCTCACAATGAATTTCGGCAATCAGTTGGCTGTCGTAGGGCATAGACAGTTTGCCTGTTTGCATCTGCTCCCGCAAGTGACCCAAAACCTCCTCCTTCCGCTTAACAGTCAAAATGACGCCTCGGGTGTTGGAGACCACCGCCGTCATGTCTTCCGTAACGTATTCGCCAATTCCAGTCTGATCCACGTAGATTGCTTCCACGGTCCTGTAACGGTCTGTCAAAGCTTTGACGTAACCGATGACACTAGCGTAGGGAGTACCCAACCTGAACCTGTGCAAGTGAACGAGCTGAACCCCACCATCCTGATGGAGCCTCACAACCGCAACAGCACTGTGGTCACGCTTCTTCCCCAAATCCACACCAACACAAAACCTACCAGACAAACGAGCAATGAAACTGAAGTAACTCAGGGCACCGTTAACGCATTTAGTGATAAGCTCCTGCGGAAAATACCGGCTCTCATCCTCTGCCCACTCTGCCTCCATCTCCCTGTGCCAACGCCACGGGTCGCCCTTCAGCTGCTTTCTTATCTTCCCCAAAATCCTCCGCTTCAGGGGACCATCTGGTTCTGTAGCGTCCTTCCACGTGACGTGAGACTTGGCAAAGTCTGAGTAGTCTGCGTGGTTAAAAATTCTGTAAAAAATGTGGTCTGTGGTCCATGGGGTGCTGCTGCAAACGAATTTGCCGTCTGTTGTGCCCAAAGTAAAAAGAATAGCGTCATACATTTCTTCGTCGTTGGCTGTGAAATTCATTTCGTCCCAGTAAACCAGATGCAAAGTAGGACCCCGAATCGTGTCAGGATTGTTCGGAAAACACTCAATGACGCTGCCGTTACTGAAGTAAATAACCGTCTTCCGCGACTTCAAAACCGCGCCCCTAGGCAAACACCGAAGAAACGCCGTTATTTTCCGAATAATCAACTTAGCCTGCCGAAAACTCGGACCAACAACCCCAACACAAACCTTCGACCTAGTCAACGCATAATACAGCAACAAAGCAGCAACAATGTGACTTTTCCCACTCTGCCTACACCACCGAGCAGCAACAAACTGCCTCTCCATAAAAAAGCCCGCAAACTGCTTCTGATACTCCGTCGCCTCAAACCCAAGAACCTCAACAAAAAAATCTAGGGGATTCTCTTGAAACCTCACAGTTTTGTTTCGCTTCTGCTCGAATTGCTGCTCAAGCTTTTGTAATTTTTTCTCCAAACTCATCGTTAATTCGCTTCTCAAGTTCCTCAAGTTTTTCCTTAATTTTACCAGTGTCGTACTCTTTGGTGATGGTGTTGATGCTTCGGCTGATGTATGCTGCGAGATGTGCCCACTTCTGCTGTTGCTTGGATGGTCTGCCGCGCTCCTTGACTTTGGTTGCTTGGTCATGAGCCATCTCAGCAAGAGCCTTCAAGTCCAGAATTAGACCTGCACGAATCTCCTGAGTGTTCACGTCGAATTTTTTTGCTGTGCGTCTGATTTTCTGAAAAAATACTGTTTTCAACAATCTGCTGCTATTAGTTTTCAAATATGTTCACACCTTTTGTCCAAAGAATGTTCCGAGAAGTGTTCCCACAACTAGGGTGACTGATGCGAAGATTTCGGTGTTGAATTTGCCGAGGAATGCCATGTGTGCAATTTCTAGGGCAGTCAACAGGACTAGGGCTGCGATGGCTGCTAAGACGCCGTAAACTAGGGTTTGGCTGGGAGGAACCTCAACTCGTTTAGTTTTTTGTCCAGATTTGATTAGCACCTTTTTTGTGAACAGTTTAGAAATTTGTTCTTTCATGTTTCTTCCACCTGCACTTGACTTTGACGAAGCGTCCGCTTTTGGTTTTGATTTTCATGAGGTTCCGTTTGATGATTTCGTGGAACTCCGTTTCCAGGTCCTTTTTTCTTCTGACGTTGATTTTTTCGATCATGCCCAAAGGTATGCAGTTGTAGACTAGGTCGTAGGTTTTTTCGGTGATCTGAAAAATGTCCTTGAGCAAGATCAGGTGCCGTGCCCGTTTGCCTTTGACTCCAACGTAGTGTCCGATGCTGGCTACTGGTGTATCAAAGTGGGGTTCGCCGCCTTCTCCGGTTCTGCCCATGGCTTCGCTTGCGTCCAGCCAGTAGACTCGAACAAGGTCTCCGAACTGTAGTTTTTCTAGTTTGTTTGATGTTGTTTTGTCCATTTTATTGTCCTCGTTTGTATCGTGACAGGGAGCTGCTTTTGCTCTGGAGGGTGTACAGGTAATCGGCTAGGAGGGGGGTTTCTTTTCCAAGCTCCAAAACAACCTCCAGAGTTTGAGTGGCAGCATTCACTCGGTATTCCGCGCTTATGATGCGGTAGTCAGTATTGATTTTCTCGTTTGGAAGAGTGACACTGATTTTGTCTCCAGGCAACAACACGCTGGTGCCGTAATCAAGAACTGAAGTCCGCACCGTAATGTAGTCAACGGGGGATTCCAGATGCGCCAACAAAGCCTTTGCCCTGAGGTTACATTCGTTGCCGCTGTGAAGCTCCTCATCAACTTCCACTAACTCGCGGATACCGTAAGCTGATTGGCTGGCTGTAGGCTCCTGAAGAGCCGGTGGTTGTCTTGCTTCCCATCGTCCCTTTCCGAAATGGAAAACGTCTACCCAAACGCTCCCGTATGCGCTGTCGTTCTGGTTGACAACGAACCTGACGCCCCGTACTAGGTCCCACCTGAAGGCACTGGTGTTAGCGACACTTTCTGTCCACTCGTCCACGTTACTTTTTCCAATACCAACTTTGATTATCTCCCATTCTCCAGTTTTGGGGATAGAAAAGCCTCTCCAGACGATGTTGTCGTCGCCGCTGCCGTCATGAAGCACAAGAGTGTGGTTCAGTGAATGGTTTGAGTCGGCTTTGATGCCGAAAACCAGGGCAGGATACTTGTTCGCGTTCAGGTAGAGGCTCAGGAAAACCCACCAAAAACTGACGTAATACATGTAGTCGGTGCAGTTTGCTCTGACACATTTTGTGCCCTGAAGTAAGCCAGAAGTTTCGATGCTCATGGTCGTGTTCCCCGTCATGGGCTCCCACTTGCCGTGGGGGTGCTCAAGCCAGTAACTCACTTGAGTCAAGTCTTCTGAAAGCGAATCGCTCCATGTCTGTCCGTCAACATCCAGTGGGTATGGTTTTTCTCTGGCGCCGTAGGTCATGACCCTGTTTCGTATCCTGTGAATGTCCCTGCGGTATTCGCTTGATTCTATCACTTCGGACAGGCTGACGCTGCTGGTTTTGCTGTTTCTTGGAAAGAAGGCGAATTTGGCGTCTGGTTCAACTCTGAAGTCGAAGCCTACTGCTCCTGATTTGTCGGCTGAAGAGGCGATGTAACGTAATACATCAAAAACTGGGGTGTTTTCGTACTCCAGCTGGGTGTAGGTTGTGTCCGTGTTTTCTATGAGTTCGGTTGTGTCTCGGACGTGGCTGAGACCGACATAGTAGTCGATGAGGTCTTTTACGATGTCTTCGCCTTTCTGGTTCGTGTAAGTTTTTGTTATCACGCGCCTGAACAGTTTCTCGCCCCAGCAGCGCCCCTTAACCCTGATGTAATGTTTTGAGGACGTGGACACACAGACAACTTCCTCAACCCGTATTGTAGCAATCAAGGGACAGTTGGCGCCTCTTCCGATGCTCAAGCTGCCGTTTACGCCCACTGTGATGGGGTATGTGTCGGTG